CGGCCAACTCCGTGTTGTGCGTAGCCTGAATAATCTTGAGCTTCGGGTTCCTACCCAAAAACCAAGCAGGCATTAAATAACTGGCAAACTCAGACTTGGAATGACGAGGCGGCATGTTAATAATCAACCGCTTTAACTCGCCCCGAGCCACACGCTCCAGCTTCTCCGCAATAATCCGGTGATGACGGCCCTCGATGAAGTTCTCATACACATGATGAGCAAACGGCATAAAGTAATTCTCCGCCTGTTCGCGTATGTCTAACTTCCGTTTGGCCTCAGTTAGCGCCAAAATCTCTTTCAGCGCGTCCTCTGGTAATGCTTGTAAATTCACTGTGTGCTTGCTCTACGCCCAGGAACGTATGGTGTGTAATTACTCTCAATCATCTCCGGTACATAGTACGGACTGATCTTCGGACGCTCCGTTACCGGTATGTCAATCACAACACCATCCTCCTCCTCCTCTGCCTCTTCGGCAGGAGCCGCAGGACCGCCGGCAGAACCTTCTTCAATCTTGAGACAAATGTATCGACCCGTGGCAGGATCTAACACACGGCGATAACCGGGAGGACAACCGCCATCTTCGCCATCGACAGTCTGCATCGGAGGTACAACGTCAGGCCGTCCATCACCTCCGGGACCACCACCCTCCCTCTCTTCAGGAGGAAGAACATCGTCCGTGGGTAACTCAGGAAAGTATGGTGTTCCGCCGGCAGGGGGCATTACAGACTCGGTGTCAATCGTCTGTCCAGACAAGGAACGTAACGCGGCATTTCTAGCCTTCTTACGATCTTGCTCAATCTTACTTTCTACATCTGCTGTCGGAGGTGTTATACGAGCCATTGCTGCATCTTCAGCCGCAGTCAAAGAACCAATGCCTTGTGCTAAATCTTCAACAGTAGGTGTCGGACGATTAATCGTGCCTTCTACCGTTTGACCCGCAGTGGGATCAACTGTCTTAGTATCCTTTACCGGATCAATCACTTCGCCCTCATATAAAAACGGATCCATGTCCGCACGGCCCATAGGGCTAGGAACTTGATTTAAATCAACCGCAACACCCTCAATGGTTTCGCTAGTAGGTGGAACCTCACCACGACCTCCTACGAAAGGACCAAGATCATCTAATATCTCACCCTCAAGCGGCGCTGTTTTAGGTGGAACAGTGGCTAACGAACCAATGCCATCCGCCTCTAATGCTGCCTTCCTACGCATTGCCGCAGCACGTTGACGATCACGCTGCATAGAAGCAGTGTCAGTGCCGGGTAAAGGTAAATCAGTCGGGAAGTTTCGCTGAAGACGCTGCAATCTCTCCGCTTGGCGCTGCCTACGAGCAAGCTGTTGGGCGGGAGTGTCAGTTCCGGGGCGCGGTAAATCAGACAGAAAGTTTCGATCTGGTATCTGACCTTCTTGCCGTCTACGTTGGTTTTCCAACTGACGGGCAACCCGCTCCTGTACAGTCTCAGTTAAAGGAATATTCGTATCAAAGTTCCGCATTATTTCAGCCATCGCCGCGTCTTCGCTTAAACCAGCGTCAAGACCCGCCTCAGAAGACCCGACAATCTGATCCGCAACAGCCGCTGCATCAACCGGTGGAACAATGCCAGAGGTGGAAACAGCCTCGGGCGCCGTAACCTCCGCCGCTGGTGAAGGGGTCGTGGGCTGAACAGAACCATCCGCCGCTGGTGGATTGGTATCAGGATTAAAGAAGTTTCCAAGACCAGTACGCATTGCACGGTTTAATGCCTCTGTCTGGTTTTTAGTATCAATATATTCCCTGTAAAGTTTTGTAGCTTCTCGAGCCTCATTAACCTGTTCAACCGCCGACTTGTCAGGACCGCCCTGATCCAAAGCATCAAGGGCCGCTTGCGCTCTGTTCTGAGGAGCCTGTGCAGCCTCTTCCGCAAGTCTACGAGCCCGAAGGGCCATGTCTAACTGATTAGCACGTTGCATATCAGCCCTCTGAGATGTGGTGTAAATCTGATCAGCGAGAGGAGAAAAACGACTTAACCCAGTGGTTTCAAAATTCGTAGGAACCCCGCCAGTAAACATCTTGCCACTTAAATCCAAATTATCCAAAGCAAGACCGTCATCCAAAGCCGCCGCTTCCGTTTCGCCGCGTTGTAGGATCTCAGCAAGTTGGGCGTTCTCATCAATCAAACGAGTGGTATCATCAACACGCGCTGCACCAATAGAACCATCGAATTTAGAAACGAGCTTAGGGCCTCGCTTATCTTGTTTCCTCAGTATATCTAATTTTTTCATTGCCGCTTGAGGGGTAACTACATCAGCTTCAGTCATAATTCCCTGATCAACCAAAAGCTGAACTTCATCTCGACTAGGGGTCATGATTGCCGACTTATCTATAATAGACTGAATTTTCTTATTCTCTGGTGATCCCAAGGCTCTAAGCATGTCCATATTATCACCGAAGGTTCCGTTTGGAAGTTGTTGAGGAAGACCACTCTTGTTAGCGGCAGGGCCAGTTTCTATATCCAAACCCGGTAATGTACCTTGAGCCGCCGCTTCAACAGGGGCCGTTTCTAAACCATCAGCCGTTGCCTCGTCACGCGCCGCTTTCGCGGCCAACTGATCCGCTAATGCATTGGGATTAGGAATAGTCCCGCGTTGCAATAACTCCGAAGCCAACCTCTCCCGTGCCGCAGCATCAGCGCCCTCCATGTCAATTGGATCTGTGCCAATATCATCAGGAGTAATCGCCGCCGCTTGCGCCCCAGAAGTGTCAACCTGAGAAGGATCAAAGCCCCGCTGGTTCTGTAAATTAGCCTGACCCACTGGATCGACAACCGTATCAGGGGGCGCAATCTGAAGAATATTAGGCGCAATATCCATCGGAGCCAACTGAACCGGAACAGAAGGAGCCGCTTGCGTCTTAGCCTTTAACTCAGCCTCGGCCCTTTTCCTAGCTAAATTGATTGCCAATACGTTAGGATCACCCTCTGGGGCGCCGCTAATAACACTAGCCGCAGCGTCAGACGTAGGCGTAGCCTGCTGCTGTTGAGCCGCGTTTCGCGCCAACTGATCCGCCAACTGGTTAGGAGAAGCGAACGGGTCAGGAGGAATGTTTCGTTGTTGAGTTAACATAGGATCAGTGCCAACTGCATCAATGTCCGCGGCCCTCTGAACAGTAGGCCCCTGTTGTCCCGCAGCCGTTAATGCCGTGGCCGTGCCACCACCGAGAATTGATCCTAGTAAAAAGTTCTGCCTGTCTTGAGCCGCAGTGGTTCGTAATGGATCGTAACCCGTAACCATGCCGGGCAACTTACCCTCGGCATACTCTTGAAACCCCTCAACTGGAGCCTCCAAAACACCGGCCGTAGTGGCTCTAGCAGCGCGTTGACCCAATGGTGTCGCAATCTTCTTACCAATAAAGTTGTTCAGTAACTTAGGAGCGCCAGCTATGTTTAAAACCTTGTTAGTAACAACGCCACCAGCACCAGCAACCGCAGCAACATAAGGCGCCGCCTGATTAGCTAACTGACTTGCCATCGTCTGCTTGGCTGTCTCAGGATCAAGACCACCCTCAACCAACGCCTTAAACGCCTCTGTGTTCTGTAAATTACCAGACTTAAATTCAGCGTCTACCGTGTCATTAACCTGATTAACCAACCCGCCTATGCCTAACGTAACCCCCGCAGCAATCGCCGGCACCAAACCAAACGTAGCCGCGCCAACAGATGCAGCAACAGGACCAGCATTCGCCGCAACCTGAGTACCAACATTGTCCCAACTTAACTCAGCGTTAAGTTTGTCCTGCGTGTCTTGAGGAAGCCTACTCGTTATGTTCTCGTCAAAAGCCTTAGCCTTGTCCATCATGCTTTGAGAGAAATCCTGCGCCCCCTGACCAAAAGGCTGCGCCGCAAAATCAAGAGCGCCAGAACCCAATCGAGCCATGGTTGCAACGTTCTTCTTCAACAAATCCGTTTCGCCCGGAACAATGTTGCTAGTCTTGTTAATTCGAGGACGCAAACCTGTGTCGGGATCTATCGCGCCAAAACCCTGAGCATAAGCCCTAGCATCCGCCTCAGTAACAGCGCCCGGTACCGCATTGGCTATAGTACCCGGACCATCCTGCCTACCAACACGGACAGGCAAACTCGCAACACCGCCACCAGATGTAGTCTCCAACTGTGTTTTATCACCCAAAACATAGTCGTTTAAAAACTTCCCAAAACCAGTGTCACCAAACGCCGCTGTCTCATAAGTCTCATCGTCAATAAAAGTATCCTGACCACCGTCAGGAAAACTATCCAACAAACGCTGCTCCTGCAAATACTCACTAGCACTAGGAGCCCGACGATAAACATCATCATCACTTACCCCGCCGCCACCGCTAACCTCGGCACCACGACCACCTAACTGAGGCGGTAAAGAAGGAACACGGTCACCAGCATATGGATCACCAGCGTAACTAGGTCGATCCGCTAACATAGGATCACCACCACCAGGGAAAGAACTAGGACTATAAGTGCTAGGCCGAGGGCCAACCTGATAAGGACTCGTGAAAATCCCAGGATCACCGGTCATGCCAGGATCACCAGTGTACAATGTATCGTAATCAAGAGGGGCTGTGGTAGGCTTCGGCAAATCAGCAGGGCGTAACTTAGGACGTACAATCTTCTTAGGTACAACAGGCTGCTTAACAGGAACACGGTCACCACCACCAGAACGTACCGAAGCACGGTCATCAGCATTCTCAGCCATAATCTGATTAACTTGAGGGCTCCTAGACCACCGTGAACCAGCAACCGTAGCACTGCCATCCCGAGACTTAACAGTCCCCTGCTTGGTAACACTGTATCCAGCAGCCTCTAAAGCCTGACGCTGCGAATTGTTAATAGTCTTAAAATTAGAAGCAGGACGATGAAAACTGTCAGTCCCGTCAAACGAACCCTTAATACGCTGCGCTATGGTCCGCGGACCGGGAATAGGCTCATAACGACCATCAGGACCACGACCACCCGCAGTAGATACCGTCTTAGCAGCCTTGGCTACCGTGCCGCCACCACCACCGCCAGCATTCGCACTAACAGTAGCCATCCGCTGGTTGTAACTCTTGTCCGCAAACTCAACCTTCTGACGGCCCTTGCCCTTGATATTTACAGCCTTGCCATGCTGACCATCTTTCGCAGCCTCAGATAAACTGTTGTACGTCTTGTCAGAACCGCCGCCGCCGCTGCCGCCCTCGTCACCACCGCCGTATACAATTTGAGGTTTCCAAAAAATCATCATGAGCCCTAGCCACCTTTGTTAGGATACCAACCATACCGTGAGCCGCGGTGCGACCAAACCGTCTCTACTTCCGGATACACCACCTTGAAATGTCTCCGCATGTACCTACAAATGTACAATACATCAGAAGCACCCCCCTTGGCAATCATATCTATAAAAACCAACCGGTCCCCACTGTCGCGTGAAAATACCTCCAAACCACAGTAATCTAAATTCTCATACTCAGAAGCAGTCAAAAATGCCCAGGTTATAAAACCACGGTAACGATCACCGTCCCAAAAATGAAGTATCTTACCAGCAGCCTCAGCAGGCAATAATCGCCAACCAATCGTCGCTGACCGAAAACCGCAATACGGCTCCTCACTGCACCACAACTCAATCGCATTCAATAAACCCATATGAAACTATATACCGCATATTTTGAAGACCAATCAAGAACCATGGTCCCAAATGGAAAAATACCGGAATGAATTTACCGGACCTACTTTTACAGCCGGCTACGTGCGACCGTACCCCAGTTTAGGGGGGTGTGGGGTCGGTCGATTGCTCTAGATTCCCATGGCATCGCGTCCAGTAACCCCTAGGCTTGTGCCGGTGTAGCGTATTGGTGCGCCGCTGATACCGGTATTTTATTATCTATATGGTCCGATATGGTCGTTTATTGTGTTGACAGGGTGAGTCGTTTGCTATCTAACTTTAGTTAGACGAACCGAAACGCGGTGAGTCGTTCAACTAGTAGATAGGAAAAGACATGACACTGATTAACCTAGTATCAGAAAAGACTCTTGAAGTAGTATCGCCAAGCGCAAGCGATCAAGCGATCCTCGCAGCACGTATTGACGCAATCAAAGCATTGCAAAAGAGCCTAGGCGCGATGCTTAAAGAGGATCAAGCGACGGCCGTCGCGAACGGTTTCGCAGAATATAAAGTGTCAGACGTTCGCACTGCGCCGAAAGTATCAGACTTTGAAACACTGGCACAGAACGGACACAGCGACCTAAGCAAGCTAGAGCTACGTGGCATCGCTAAGATGTTTGCTCTATTCGCTAAGACCGGAACACGGAACACGTTCCGCTGGATCGACTAGGCGATACATAGCCGGTACACTGGAAACAGTGTGCCGCACTATGTAGATCCTCTACATAAAACCGGCCGGATCACGGCCAACCCAGAAAAGAAAGAGGTAAAACCATGCGAATTAAACTAGAGTATATTGAGGTCCAGATGCTTCTTAGTGGTCTAGATGCAATGCATCTACCTACGGCATCCCATGACGATATCAAGAAATCTTTGTATCGTCGCTTGGAAAGAATGGAAAGAGATTACACCGGTAGCTATGCCGATACTGCTATCGGCAAAAAGATTGAAGCGGCCGTCGATAAGGTCGATGCGAACGGCAAGATTAAATCCTGGACTGAGATCACAGTATAATCTAGACCGGCTAGCCTATGTGATGTAGGCTAGCCATACGTTAACCAGAAAGAGGAAAGACAATGCCAGATATTTATTGCGGACACTGCGGCGAACCATGGGAAATGGACACGCTACACGATGTAGTAAGCGAGGGTAACGCAACGAACTATCGCGATGCTGCTCACAAGTTCACTAAGTTCGGATGCGGGATTATGATGTATCCCACGACCGGCACATGTACTAATCCAGTAGTGGATCAATACGCGGCCGACCGTGCAAGAGTGAACCATATCATGTCACCGCATCCAGATGAATGGATGGAATAGAACCAAGGGCGCCCTAGCGGCGCCCTTTTTTTTGTGCCGAGTTGGGCGCCTACCCCGTGCCGGTGATCCGCGCAGGGCGCGGCCGGCCGGCCACCGCGAGGGCGCAGGGCGCAGAACATGATAGAGATCGACCTGCTAGCGGGGGCGCAGGATATGCAAGCGACCGACCGGCTAGCGGGGGCGCAGACATCTATAGATATATACCGGCTAGCGGGGGCGCAGACATATCGGCCGGCCGGCCGGCTAGCGGGGGCGCAGACCGGCGCCCCTGGAATCGCGGGGCTCGATGTATAGACCAGCCGGCACCCGTTTATTTTTGACTATATAGACCTACAAATATGTTGCCGCTGCGCGACCGATACTATAGACTAAACCTACGTTAACTAGAAACAGGAAAGGAATCCGACTCATGAAATCCGGTATCATATACAAGGGGCAAAGCCTATTGGATGGTAAACCCGTTGTTGCGATCGCGACCTATAGCGACCGCAACACAAAGACAGGCAAGGTTTTACAGACCTATATAATCCGGTCAGACATCTCCCCACTAGACGCAAGCAAAACGGGCGCAGACTTCTCTATATGCGGGGACTGTAAATTCAGGGGGACACCGACCGATGACCCTAAGCGCAAGCAAGCGGTCAAACGTGACTGTTATGTTAATCTCGGGCAAGGCCCGACCATAGTATACAAATCATTTTTGCGGGGGACTTACCCCATGGCAGACAATAGGGGGGACCGTATGACACTCGGGGCCGGCCGTGTTGTTAGACTTGGCACGTATGGGGATCCTGCCGCAATTCCATCATGGGTATGGGATCAACTCTTAACTAGTTGCGCGACGCATCTGGCATACACGCATCAGTCAGGATTTCGTCCAGATATTGCAATGCAAAGCGCAGATACTGAAGCGCAAGCGGTCGCACATTGGAACAACGGTCGGCGGACGTTCCGAGTCATTACTGACCTAGGCGATATCGTAAAAGGTAAAGAGATCCTTTGTCCCGCAAGCAAGGAAGCCGGCCGGCGCGTTCAATGTAACGCCTGTAAATTGTGCGGGGGCAATAGCACAAAGTCATCTAAATCAATTGCCATTGTACAGCACTAATGGCACAATCAACGCGGGGGCATTGTGTCCCCGCACTAGTAAAGAGGAAAACAATATGGACTATGAAGCAGCACGAAATCTAGCAGACCAAATAGAGAAAGAGGTGAATAAAAAGCCTGATTTCTGGACACAAGATATGTATTGGAACAAGTGTAGAACCATTGTTGAAATGAGGCATCCTAAAATGGATGTCATGAAACAAGCCGAGCTTGTCGGCAAAATGATGCAAGAAAGGTTCCCGTCATGATTATCGCAGAGATCTCTTGCGATGTCGCATCCCTTGCCATTGAGGCAGGGGACACGATCTTTACACTTCCAAACGACATAGGTTCAGACGGAGGTTTTCACATCTATATTTACTTGGACTATGGTCAAGTAAACGATACAGACCGAGATGAAATGATGGATGCACGCGCCGGCGCATGGTTCCAAGAGCTTATTGTCGGACCTAGACAGGCACGGATTTGTTGGTCTGATTGCTATGATCCTTACCAGACAGAAATGAACAAGGTGATCTATAAAGATCAAGGACGCAGCCCCTATGCTGCAACACTACAACAGGGCAGATGGGATGTGTATCGATGGGGCGGAGATTGGCACTTTGTCCGGAAGGGGGATTTAAAATGACACAAGGGGCGGCGCTGGGGATTTCCCTGGCGCCGCCCCATTTTTTTTACACACACACATTAGAGCGAAGGCGCAGGGCGCAGACCGGTTGGCCGGCCACCTCGATCGGGGGCGCAGGGATCCGGAGAAGTTAACAAACATACCCCAAATGTTAACCAGCTAGCGGGGGCGCAGACATGCGGAGCCCGAACCCTGACGCGGGGGCGCAGAAACTAGGGCGCAGGGGCGCAGACACCTGCGTAATGATTAAGCAAGCGGGGGCGCAGGGCCGTGAACACGGCACCAACGTCCCCGAAAACATGTCCAACCCCGCATTTCAACCCCTTTTCCATGAGGCATGGGCCTTGATCCCCCCCAAATAGATGCAAGGAACGGTCAGAGAGGCTCTTGACTAAGAAGAAACACGCGCCCCCTCGCGACCAATACTGCATATTCCACGCGACTTGATGAGATCGGAGATTGACTGCATTGCTTTTGCTTGTCTTCAATTCAATCCAGAAGGGTAATCCATCCCAGATTACATGCACATCGGGAACTCCCCCGCCATGTACGTTCTCAATCCGTGTCGCTGATGCCTTCGGAGGTAAGTTCTGCCTTATCGTGTTCCAAAAGTTCGCCTCTGGTCCCTTTGACATCTGTCACATCCTTGAACTCAGCATCTATCACAAATGCTTGTGGGAATTTCTTTTGGAGATCCGCAAGCCGACCGACTATTTCATCACGGGACATGGTGTCGATGGTGTGTGTCTGTTCCCGCCTGTCTACAGTCAGACCACCAAGTGCTGATCGTATCTTTTCAGCATTGATAGCGGCAGAGAATTGACCTGCCTCTTCAGCCCCCTCGGACAGCTGGTGTAGGCGTTGCAGTTGTCCGATGGTTGACACCCCATACCGGCGTTCTCTTTCATCGCGCATCTCTTGTATATATTCTAGTACATGAGGATAGTCCCGACCGTTTAGCAAACGAGAGGCGTGTTCTTGTGCAAGGGACGTTTTGTATCCGGCTTTTCTTGCACTCTCAGCATTGGAGTAGATGCCTTCCACGATGTGCCGTGCAAAGGTCATTTGTCTGGGCGTCAGCGTTCTGGAGTGTGCTTTCTCGATCTTCTTTTTCAGCGATGCCATAGCAAAATCCTCAATGTTTACAGGCATTATAGGTGTCGCTGCGCGGTGCATCAAGTTTACATATAGTGTTTTTTCCAGAGGAATTGGGACGGGTTGGACCGAAAAATCTAGGAGAGGGCAGTACGAGGCAACTGGTTAGGTGAGTACACCTGAGTACACCCTGAGTACACCTATCATTAGTATGGTGTACTCAGGGTAAAAACTGTTAACTCATTGTTCAGTAGTAATAAAATCGTGTATCATTGTGGGGTGAGTACAGTGAGTACACCAAAACCCAATAATTTTCAGTTCAAAAAGTTTTAAAATCTCCAGCAACTCCCTATAGTGTACTCACAGAAACATTTTGACATCGGGCCGTGCTGCGTTTAACTTGATTCGCGAGGCATGGTGCTTCGACTAGTAGTAGAGAGGAAGATAGAAGATGGAACTCCAAGATATATTTAACAAGGCATCTGAGCATTTATCCGCGATGTCTGGTCCGTGTATGCGGAACCGTTCTTGTGTTTATCGTGATGGTAAGGGCGGCATGTGTGCTGTTGGTGTGTTCATTACTGATGAGCATTACACTCCGGAGATTGAGAGCATTGGCATTGCTGATGGCAACCGTGGTGATTTGGTTCGTGACGTTGTTGCGCGGTCTTTGGGTTTGAAAGCATTGACCCGTGATCAGTTGTCTTTGTTTGCTGCTTTACAGGATGTTCATGACGAGTGGGATTGTGATGTTCGTTATGGTGTGGAAGATGATACGTTACATGAGGTCAATCACTCTGAGGTTATGCAGAGGAATTTAGAGAACGTCCGCAACCGTTTTGATTTGGAGTGCTTGTCATGAATTTGGAATTGAAATCTATTAAGTACACTGAGTGGATGTCTGAGGAGACATTGTGTTTTACTGCCAATCTTTGGGTAGATGGCAAGGTCTTTGCTGAGGTTAGCAATCAGGGTCATGGCGGTTGCACTGACGTTCGTCCCCACTCTAAATTCAAGTTAGATAGCACTGAGGGTGCGATGCCTTTTTACCGTCAGTTAAAGAAGGTTGAGGCACATTGTAATGCGATGCCTAATCTTGAGCCGTGTGAATTGTTTGCTGAGGGTTTGCCCATGGATTTGGAACTGTGGTGCAACATGGAGGTTGAGGCATTTTTGGCGCGGCGTGATATGAAGCGCAAGTTAAAGAGCCATGTTTTGTTTCAGATTAAGGGGCAGGACGGCATTTACCAGACCAAGTACCATCCTCGTAAGACTGACGGTTCGTGGACTGTGTTTGGTTCTGAGAAGCGGCGCATATTAAATGACATGTCTGAGGCTGATGCTCTTGCTATTTGGAGGGCGAACTGATGCCATCTCTTTGGTTCACACCTACGGATCCTCGCAATACTGCGGGGGTTCGTGTTCACATGATTGCTGTATACGAGCGGTGGATGAAGGAAAATGGTTTTGCTGATTATGTTGGCGATGCCATGGATTTTGCTTTGGAAGAGGGGTCCAACCTGTCTCACTGTCAGCGCAATTTCGTGAATGCATACATTCAATTATGGGAGGCTATGGACGATGGCGGTTATTAGATCTGAGCAATACGTTGAGTTGTACTCTGAATTAGCAGAGTTGATGTTGGAAGCGAACAACGTTGATTTGCCGCCTGAGATTTTGTTGGTGACTGAGGCGAACGGCGATGTGCGTTACACTGACGCCGCGCAAGATCGGTTTAACGATTACTGTGATGAGGTTGAGGCTGTTTTGTCGAAGAACAATATCATCAAGGTGTCTGATTTTGAGTACAACGTTTTGCAAGTTGCTCTTGATCACATGATTGAGCATCAGGAAGGCCTTAAGTTGTACGAAATTGAGATAGATCCGTCTGATGATGTACCATGCGATGATGCTCAGTGGGATGACATTTGTGAGAGATTGGAAGCCGCCAAGAAATTGAAGGCGTTGTTTTCATGAGTGCGTATTACAATGAGATAGATCCGTTTGCCGCTGATTGGCTCCGCAACTTAATTGGTGCGGGGTTAATTGCGGATGGAGTAGTAGATACTAGGAGCATCAGTGATGTCAGACCAGAGGAACTTTTTGAATTTACTCAGTGCCACTTCTTCGCAGGAATTGGCGTCTGGAGCCACGCACTCAGGGGTGCGGGATGGGACGATGATCGACCTGTCTGGACGGGATCCTGTCCGTGCCAGCCTTTCAGCGGGGCAGGCAAGAGAGAAGGGGTTGCTGACAAGCGGCACTTATTCCCAGACTGGTTCCACCTCATCCGCGAGTGCCGCCCTGCAACGATCTTTGGAGAACAGGTTGCGAGTAAAGACGGCCTTGGTTGGCTCGACCTTGTACAAGCTGACATGGAAGGAGAGGGCTACGCCTTTGCACCGTTCGATTTGTGCGCTTCGGGCTTCGGTGCGCCGCACATCAGGCAACGATTGTGGTTCGTGGCCCACTCCGACCACACGGGATCACAAGGGCGGATATCAGGGTGGCCGCATTCGGAACGGCAAGATCAGCACGGACACATTGGATGTGGCGGCACAGTTGACGGGATGGCCCACTCCGAATGCAACCAACAACGGTCAGGGCGAGGAACCGGACGCGAAGGTCAAGCGGGGCATGAATGCGGGGTTGAACCCAGCGGACGCGGCGAGATTGGCGGGATGGACAACGCCGGCGGCATCGGACGGGACGCGGGGCGGCACGGGAATTACGGCGGGGATGTCCGGATCGAGTTTGACGCAACTGTCGAAGATGTCGGGCTGGCCCACTCCTCAAGTAGCGGACGACAATATGAGCCGAGTGTCAAATCCCCAAGAGTACAGTCGCAAGAGATTGGAAACGAGGAACGCAGGCCAGAACTTGGCGGACACGGCTCAAGCCTTGGTTCAGGCGCAAAGACTAACGGTGTCTGGCGAGATGCAGACTGGCTCTATTGCAGGGATGGAAAGTGGAGGCCAGTTGAACCCAGCACTTTCCCGCTGGCTAATGGGATTGCCGGTCGCGTGGGACGATGCCGCGCCTACGGGAACGCGATTGTCTCGGAAGTCGCGCAAGGATTAATCAGTAGTTTTATGGAAGGAGAGAGAGATGGCACGATTTGAGTGTGTAATAACAATTAAGGTAAATCCGGTACGTGAGGCGGAAAGCCGTGAGGAATTTATTGAAAAAATTATTGAGGAATACAACGATCAATGTTTTGGCTTGTTTGATATTGACGCATCAGATTTGTCAGAAATTACAGAAGGATAGAGAGAGATGGCTGACGAATATGATTACAGAAAACGCATGAGTGCTTTAAACAACGCGGCGTATGCCGCTGTTGGGGTGTGTCCACATAAGTATCCGCACCCTACCTTTAAGGCCTTGGTTAAGATTTGTCATGAGATTGATGCTCTCATTGATGATGAGACATGGGGCAGGGACAACATGCCGCCTGATGAGTGGACCGCTGCGGGTGGATTGAAGGCATTTTGTAAACAGCAAGGAGAGAAGTAATGGGATTAGATGCATATTTAATTGCGGAGCGGAACAACACTACAACGAGTGTTGTGAAGGGAAAGTATGAGGCTGTTGACCGGCCAACGGAAGCGGTCGGTCACGTAAAGACGGGGGACGCAGAGTTGCGTCCTTCTGAGGTTTGCTGGCCTATTGCCTCGGTCCGGTTGGAGATCCAGTACTGGCGCAAGCACTGGGATTTGCATGAGTTAATTAACCAGAGCTATGCAAGCCCTGATGAGTACAACGAAAACCCTATGAAGGTGTATTTATCTTCTGATAATTTGCGGGAGATTGCGGCTAAGATCCGCGATGATTTAACGGAGGACGCAGACCCTCGGTATCGTCACCATACAGAAAGGGAGGAGTACGCTAAGAAGTTTGATTTAGCGGCTGATTGGATTGAGTTCGATGGGTGGAACAGATCGGTTTATTATCGGGGAGATTTCTGATGCTTGATTACACTTGGGGCGCAAGCACCGTTGCTACTAAGTACGTGCATCAACGGTTGCATGAGGTTTTGGACATGGAGGATAATGACTCTATGTGCATAGCGTTGTCTCAGTTTTATGCTGAGTTAGCGGAAAACTATTACAAGGACACGGGTCAAAGGATTGGTGATCCGCATGATTGAGTGTCCGGAGTGCAGTTACACTGGTCACAAGGGCATGGTTGAGAAGACCTTGTACCAGCGGTTTGGCGAAACGTTAGAGCCGGTAGCTGAGTGGGTTGCTTGTGAGAATTGTGATGGTTCTGGAGAAGTGGAGCCTGAAGATGAGTACGCATAGCGTTAAGGCAAAGTCGCGGCATCCAGGGGCGCCGCGACAACATTTCAAGGTCGCTCATCTGACCTTTGAATTAACTGATACCACGTTTGCATTGATAGCTGGTGAGGCGGTCTTGGAGAAGGACCGCCGGCCATTGTTTACGGGTGTTATAACCAAGGGCATAGCCACTGAGTTGCGTAGGTTGGCCCATCATTTTGACGAGAGGGAAGATAAACTGTGAATGCATCAGAAAGAAGACAGAGAGTATTGGACGTTGCCGCTGCGGAGAACAAGCGGATGTTGGAACAGTATGGGTATCGAGGTCCGAATTACGGCATTAAAAATGAGGTTGTTGAGGGGCGCATTGGCAGGTTTGCTACCAAGCAGGGGCGTCCATTGCAGTTAAATTCTAAGATTATCATGAACATGACTAAGCAGGGGCGCAACGCGGATGAGATTGCCGCTGCCTTAAACATGCAACGCAAGAGCGTAATTCGCACGGCGCTCAGACATGGTATAGATATCATTAAGTGATGGTGAGAGGCGGCGGTGAACATCGGAGTTGTAACGATCAAACTGAGCGCAGGTAAGGTTTCAGTTGAATAAGCCGCCCCTCATAAAAAGTATATCAAAGGACGCAGAGAATGCCAGAGTATTTATTGCCCGAAGGCAATGTTTTAATAAGTTTTTCGGGGGGCAGGACCAGTGGGTATATGCTTCACAAGATCTTGGAAGAGAATGGCGGGTTGCCTGATCGGTGCAAGGTTGTTTTTGCCAACACTGGTCGAGAAATGCCTCAGACATTAGACTTTGTGCATGAGTGTGGTGACCGGTGGAACGTGCCGATCAAGTGGTTGGAGTACGACCGGATTGATAACAAGGTTACGTTTAAAGAGGTGAGTCACAACTCCGCTGCGCGAAACGGTGAGCCGTTCGAGACACTGTTATACAAACCTTATTTGCCAAACGCAGTGGCTAGATTTTGCACGGCAGAGTTAAAGGTACGGACGATCAAGCGTTACCTGGTGTCGCAAAAATGGAAGCATTGGAACTCTGGTATTGGCATTCGTGCTGACGAGCCCCGCAGAATTAATCGTGGGGACAGCAAAGATCGATGGACCTTTTGGTATCCACTGGCGGATGCGGGAGCAACCAAGGCTACGGTCATGGATTTCTGGAAACAACAGCCTTTTGATTTGAGATTGTTTGGTCCGAATGGTGTGACGGCGAAGGGCAACTGTGATGGTTGTTTCTTGAAGAGCGAGGCTACTTTGGCGATGATGTGGCGAGAGCATCCGGATCGTATGGAGTGGTGGTCGGCAATGGAGAAGAAGATAGGGGGGACATTTCACAAGCGCAGAAGTTATGACGATGTTGGTAATTTTGTAAAACGGCAGGGCGATTGGATCTTTAACGAGGAGGTGGGCGCCCTTTGCCAAGAAGATGATGGAGAATGTACGGGATGACACCGGCACAAGAAGCAGAACTAAAACATTTGCGGCGCATGGTAGATAATCTTGAGCCCGAAGCGTATAAGACAGGTGCTGGGGCTGATGCGAAGAACAAGTTGTATCAGGCCCGACTAGAATTAAAACAGTTTGTAAGTAGTCTAAGACAAGAAGGATATAGAATATGATAGTAGATACCAAGCGGGTATTGGTTGAAGAGTTGACCTACTCGGGCAGTGCCTTTGGGGTACTGGCTAATGGCGAGGGGGTGTTTATTAACTCTCGCATTGTAGACAAGATGGAACTCAGCCCTGGCACTGCGGTTCACGCGCAGGTTTTGCCTAACTTTTCTGACAAGCGGGAGCAGATTCCATGGCGCGTGGTTAATGTTCAGGCGGAAACGGCGGATGAATTGCAGCCAACTCCAACTTCGGAGCCAGAGGCTGAGGTGAATGATCATGAGGATGATATAGACGTAAAGATCTTTGATGTCTTGGAAGCGGCGGGAAAGCCATTGACCATGCGCGAGATCTTTGACGCTACTGATCTGCATTTACCTGACATACGCGCATCGCTGCACCGGCAACGTGAGTTGGTGTCCAAGGTAGAAGTATACTTTGTATCTAAATAGAGAGTTTAATATGAAACAGTACAAGTTTACTGCGGCGTATGTCGCTGCAATTGTTGCCGTAAACATCGGCTTTGTTTATGTTCCTTTAGTTCCAATATGGGGAGAGATGTTTCCGCCCATGTCATTAGTAGTTGGCGCGGTTTTTATTCTGCGGGACTTTGCTCAACGTGAAATTGGTCATCACATTTTAGCGGCGATGGGTGTTGGTGCGGCGTTAAGTTACCTGATGGCGGACCCTTATGTTGCGTTAGCTAGTTTGGTCGCTTTTTTAATTTCAGAGCTGGTGGATTGGTACGTTTACACATTTACTGGCCGGCCATTAGCGCAGCGCATCTTGCTTTCTTCCGCGATAAGCACACCCATTGATAGCGCAGTTTTTTTAGAAATGATTGGTCACTTTAGTTTTGTTGGCTTTGCAATGATGACGGCGGCGAAAATGCTAGCGGCGGGTGCAATCTGGTGGAGGTTATCACGATGAGAGTAGTATACAACGCAACTTTTGTTGCCGATTGTCCAAGCGATGGTAAGGAAATTGTTTACAGAGTTAAGTTAATTAGCTCACACATTATTTTGGTAGAGGATCTTCACAAATGTTTTTCTGAAATAAAGAAAACACCTATTTACCAAGAGGACGTTACGGCACTTTTGGCACAAAAGTTTGATTGTTCTGTTGAAACTAGCGGATCACATCAAAATGTTTCTATCTTTTGCGAGGTGGAATGATTCACTACCATGGAACGCCAATCACTCCGGTCAGAGAACTGTTAACTCTGGCCGGTCGGCACTTCTGCGTTAGTCACATGCGTCCAGATGATGTCACTCGATGTCACCAGATTGGGCAAAGCGTCATGTTAGATAACGGCGCCTTTAGTAAGTGGAAGTCTGGCAAGCAGACTGATTGGAAAAGTTATTACGAGTGGTGTGATAAGTGGTTAGACTACCCGACCACATGGGCTGTAATTCCTGATGTTATTGACGAGGGCACTCAAGCCCAAGAATCTTTGGTGCGGGATTGGCCTTATGGTGATAGAGGATCACCGGTTTGGCATATGGATGAACCTATCTCTAGGCTATTATCTTTGTGTGAGGATTGGCCTCGAGTATGTGTGGGATCAACGGCGGAGTATGCTGTTGTAATGTCTCCATCTTGGTGCATGAGAATGGATGAAGCCTTTAATGAGATTGAGGCTACGTTTAAAAGAATACCCAACCTGCATATGCTTAGAGGCATGAAGTTATCTGGGCGTCAGTGGCCCTTTGCCAGTGCTGACTCTACAGACATTGCCCAGAACCATCACTTAAAACACAACACCGCTCGTTTGATGGCGGATCGTTGGGACGGGGCTCAGTGCCCTGGAAGGTGGACAATTAGACCACATCAAACAAGTTTTTTATAAAAAGGACTGATGAGTAATGATCAACAGAGAAGAATACAGTGCATTAATTTTAGAGTTAAAGGCTGCTAACTCTGAAATAAAAAGGCTGCAAGCAGAGAACAAAGAGTTGCGGGAGTTCCTTGAGAAGTTCCGCGACAAGACAGCCTCAATATTTCAGTGAGGGTGATTCTACCTGTCAATTGGTAACTTATCCGTCCGAAATATCTCAGCCTTCTGCTTCAGGATAAGTTCCCGTTGACGTTCAAGTTCCTCAAACTGCCGGTCGATTTCCGACAGCTTGGGGAACTCTATAACTTTATCTTTTGGGTTCATTGGACTTGCCAATCTTGGACTTTCTTAAATGCTCTGGTTCTTTTGAGTAGCCTCTGATCTGGGTAACGTTGTTACCGTTCATAGATTTAAGCAACGCCTTTGATACATCTAAGTCCAACCCTGTTTGCTTGGATATAACTTGGGCTCCACTATCGATTGTTCGCAACTGGCGTTTCTTATCCACCATGGTTTCAACCATGGCATCTACCATTTCTTTCGCTACTTCTTTTGCCTGTAGTTCTAAGTAAGTTTTAGCCATTCTCTTGCTTTCTCTCCTAATACTAATGCGCCTATGTTGATCTTGTTTCTGAGTGCTTCAACGATACGTTCGTCTATTGTGCCTTCTGAGATCAGATCAATATAGGTCACGGGGTTTTTCTGTCCGATGCGGTGCGCCCGGTCTTCACTTTGGATCCGTGTTTCCAAGTTGAAGTCATTGGCATAGTATACCACAAGGTTGGCCTCGGTCAAAGTCAGACCGTAACCAGCGGTAGCTGGGTTGCCCACAAAGTATTTCAGTGGGTGGTTGGGGTCTTGAAAGTTTTGCACGATAGCCAGACGCTCATCGTCCGGAGTGTCTCCAAAGTATGCCGCTGCGGCCCCAAGTCCAAACTCTTTGTTCAACATTGCAACAATGGACTTGATGTCATGACGGAACCGCGACCAGACAATTGCTTTGCCATCGTGTTCTGACATTATTTCTTTGAGTGCGTCTGTTCTTTTGGTTGGAAAGTACTCGATGTCTCCTTCGTCTGTCTTGATATGGCCTGACAGGATCTGTTGTAGGCGCAAAAGCTGTGTAATTACTGCGGGTGCGCTGACCAATTCACCATTGTTTAGCAGAACCATGGCCTGTCGAGAGATATCGTTGTACATTTTGGTTTGTTCTGGCGTCAGTTGTACATACCTGACGGTGTATGTCTTGTCTGGCAGGTCTAGGCATTCTTTTTTAAGAACACGGTAGCTGAAGGAACTGATTCGTTCTGTTAGTTCATCCAGATATCGATAGCCTACGATCTGAGTAAACGATCTGGCGCCCATCTTCTGTTGTTTGGTTATCGCATACCGGCCTTGGAACGCCCAATACGAATCACCTAGCATACCTCGTTGCAGAAACTCTGCTTGCGAGTAGATATCGAGAGGAGACTTGGTGATTGGTGAGCCGGTCAGTAGTCTTTTGTATGAGAACCCATCAGATATATCCATGAGTGCTTTGGTTCTTTTGGCCTTGGGGTTTTTGATGGTGGTGCTTTCATCAATGGCAATCAAGCCGTGCTTGCCTAGATGTTTTGACATCCACTTTCCTACACGCTGCCCCTTCGTTGAGGAAAAAGCCTCCACGTTCATGACAAACACGGTGAGCCCAGCAAAACCTTTTTGTATTGATCGTATTTCTTCTGTCTGTTTCTTGTTTGGCGATGCTACCCAACGAATCATTCGCAGCGGTACATCATCCGACATGTGTTGAGGTATTTCCTTAGCTACCCAGTTTCGATACACGCCCTTTGGCGCTATCACCAGGGCGAAGTTGATCTTACCTTCCAAGAACAACTGTCCCATGTTATCAATGAGAACTTTAGATTTGCCGGTGCCCATTTCCATAAAGAACCCAAAGAAATCTTTCTGTCCAGCAGCATTCAATGCGGTTCGTTGGTGGTCATACGGTTTCGTTTTGAATTTATAGTTGACTGTCATATCGTTCCTCCCATATACTCCAAAATACGGCACAAAAATGGTTGTGTCAACTTAACCCTGAAGAGGATGTACTTTAATGGAAGACATATTCGATGACATGTTTGACACGAGCCAAGCGTTGGCCGGTGTTGATGCAGAGGTAGGCAAAAACCTATCTGAAATGGTGAAACAGGTCACCCAACTTGATAAAGAGATCAATGATTGGGAAGAACACCTTAAAATCCTGAAGGAACAGCGTAAGCGTATCACTCATGACCGCATCCCTAGTTTAATGGATGAAATGGGTGTGGAAAAGATAGAAGTTGAGGGCGCCTCGGTTGCTTGTAAGCCTGTAGTACACGCATCTATTCCTGTTCCGCGCAAAGAAGAAGCATTTGCTTGGCTTAGAGAAAATGGTCTGGACGGTATCATTAAGAACGATGTCGTTGTGACGTTTGGTAAGGGCGAAGACAACATTGCCGGCAATCTTGTTGGGCAGTTGCAGGAGAAGGGTTTTGATCCGCGGACCAAGACACACATCCACGCTTCAACACTCAAGGCTTTTGTAAAAGAGCGGGTAACAGCAGGTAAGCACATCGATTTGGACATGTTCGGAGCGTTTGTTCAAACAGCAGCAGAAATTAAGAGGAAAGTATAATGGGTGCGATTAAGAATAAAATGTTAGAAGAGATGGATGATGAAGACCACACTGATGAGTACGGTGGTTTCATGGACAATGACGAGACAGATTTTGATGAGGATCAAGTCATTGAGGATCAGATGATCCAGAAAGCAGAAGATGCTCTTGAAGAGCAAGAAATTGAACGTCAGATTAAAGAACAGGAAAAGAAAAATGGGTAACGCAGTAGCTAATAAAAAAAGTGCAGAGTTAAGCACAGATATTCTTGACGATATCTTTGAAACCGCAGGTGAAGGTGCCTCATTTAGTAGTGACGAGATGGCGATCCCGTTTGTTCGCTTGCTTCAGCCTATGAGCCCTCAGATCAACAAGAAAAAGCCTGAGTTTATTCCCGGCTCTGAACAGGGTGATGTGTTTAACACCGTTACTGGTCAGTACTGGCCCGGCGAAGAGGGTATAAAAGTTATCCCGTGTTATCAAACAACGGAGTACTTGGAGTTTGTGCCTATTGATTTGGGTGGCGGGTTTAAGGGCAAAGTTCCTACTGGTGATCCGTTGATTAACCAGACCAGACGAGAGGGTATGAAAGAAATACTGCCCAACGGCAACGAACTCATCAAGTCGGACCAACATTTCTGTTTGGTTTTGGATGATGAAGGATCCTATCAACCAGCTATCATTGACATGAAGTCTGCTAGCCTGAAAATCAGCCGGCAGTGGAAGACTAAAATCTCTATGCAAAAGGTTAAGAACCCAAAAACAGGGCAACTTGCTGTACCTGCTGTGTTTGCTACGATCTGGCGTATGTATTCCGTGGAAGAAACCAACGACAAAGGAACGTGGAACAACTGGGCCACGGAACCTGTTGGTTTAGTACCTCCAGAAGATCGTCACCTTTTCTTGGCGGCTAAAGACTTCCGAGACTCTATTCTAGCTGGAGAAGTAAAGGCCGCTGCGGATCCCACAGTTAATCCCGAAGGATCTGGCAACGCAACTGGAGCGCCATACAAGGACAATGAAATCCCTTTCTAAAAAAGTGAATAAAGAATCGCGCTAGCCGGGTTAGCGCGATTTTTTTAGGAGGGATTATGTCTCAAGCAAAAAAGTTAATGGATGCGTTCTGCGGATCGATAGCGGCGCACGGTACAACCACTGTAGGCAGAGTTGGACGCAACGGCAAAGCCGAGGCGAAGAGTATGATTGTTCGCGGTCCTTTGACCGCTGAGTTAGTACAGGATCACATTGAGGGCCGTCAGGGTGTGGGATCTATACCTATTACCCAAGATAATCTGTGCATGTTCGGGGCTCTGGACATTGATACCTATGATCTCAACTTGGTGGAGTTAAATGCCAAGGTTCAAAAGCTAGGGTTGCCCCTGGTGTTGTGTCGTTCCAAGTCGGGCGGCGCCCACCTCTATTTGTTTCTCAAGCAGTGGGAGCAAGCGGCCATGGTTCGAGAGTATCTGACCGAGATGTCTGTTGCCTTGGGGTTCTCCGGTTGTGAGATCTTTCCAAAGCAGGACACTATCTTGGCGGAGCGTGGCGATGTGGGCAACTTTATAAACATGCCTTACTTTGGTGGTGATGTAACCACACGCTATGCCTTGGATAAGAAGGGCGAAGCTATGGACATGGCGCAGTTCTTTGCTGCGGTTGATGCAGCAAGGATAGACATTCCAGAGTTAAATGAACTTCAGTTTGGTGGAGAGAGAACACACTTTACTGACGGGCCGTACTGCTTGGAGATCATTACTGGGCAGGGCTCTGTTACTGAACACCGGAACACGTTTATGTTTAATGTTGGCGTGTACTGCCGGTTGAAGTGGCCTGACAATTGGAAGAAGCATCACGAAGAATACAACAGGACGTTATGCAGCCCTGCCCTTGAGGCAACTGAGATCGTTGCGTTGCAGAAATCGTTGATGAAGAAAGAGTACTTCCTGCAATGCAGTGTGTGTCCGTTAAAAGATCACTGTGATGTACAGATCTGCAAGTCGCGCCAGTTTGGTGTGGGTAACTCGGCCCCAGATCGGGCCAACCTTGGTGGTTTGACAGTCATGTTATCAGAGCCTCGGCATTACTTCATGGATGTAGATGGTCAGCGGCTACAGTTAACTGTTGAGCAATTGCAGAACCAAGGTCTTTGGCAGCGGTCATGCATGGAGCAACTCAACTTCATGCCGCCTCAAGTTAAGCCACAAGATTGGCAGGTTGCAATCAACACTCTGATGAAGAACTCGGTCACCATAGATGTCCCTCCGGAACTCACGATCAAGGGGCAGTTTCATGAGATGCTGAAGACGTTTTGCACAAGTCGGATTAGGGCTTTGTCCCCAGAAGAAATGGAGATGGGCAAGCCGTGGACCGAGGACGGCGTGACGTACTTTACGATGGCTGGCTTGGAACAGTTTCTCAAGAACAGGCAGTTCACACATTACAAAGCGGTTCACATACAGGAACAGTTGAAGACGCTGAATGATGGAGGGGAGTGCTACCTTAAAAAGAATATTAAAAAAGATGACGGAAGTCGAAAACAATTACGTGTCTGGCATGTGCCGGCATTTGAAGATGAAGAAATAAAACTGGAACCAAAGGAGTTTAGTGATGACATCCCCTTCTGAACAACGAAAGCTGCTGAAGATTGCGGAAATAACCGAGTGGTTGGGGGTATCCCATTCCACCATTTACAAGTGGGTAAGCGAGGACATCTTTCCACAACCCATATATCTTGGACCGGGCAAGGGCGATAAGAACAGCGCCACCCGTTGGGTCGAGGAAGAAGTTCTGGAGTGGCTGGCTCAACGTCCACGCGGTAAAGAGTGATGTCCGAGGAGATGCTCTTAGGTCCGCCTGGGTGTGGTAAAACGTACAGCCTTATACAGCGCGTACAAGAAGCCCTAGAGGACGGTGTTGACCCTGAACAGATAGGGTTCATGTCCTTTACAAAGAAGGCCGTACAAGAGGCCGTTGAGCGGTCGTGTGGCAAGTTTGGGTTTGACGAGAAACGTCTGCCTTACTTCCGCACCCTGCACTCGATTGGGTTCCGCGCTTTGGGTTTGGTATCTGGTGACATGCTAGCCAAGGACGATTGGCGCAAGCTGGGTCATGGTCTGGGTTTGTCGTTTGATAATGCAGAAGGCGCCGCACCTGATGACGGCATCCTGATCCCTGCCATTGGCGGTGACGGCGGCAAGTACATTCAGTTGATCGACCGGTCCAGGTACAGGTTGATTGCAATGGAGCAAGAGTTCAACGAGGCTGAGGATTGGGATCTATCGTTTCCAAAGATGAAGCAGATCGAGGTCAGTGTTGCTTTGTACAAAAGCAAGTTCGGTAAGATGGACTTCGTTGATCTGATTGAACAGTACCTGAACGTAGAACCACCGTACTTGAAGCTGCTGATTGTGGACGAGGCCCAAGATCTTACTCCCTTGCAATGGGAGATGGTGGATCACATGAAGGCCAACGCGGAGAATGTGGTGTATGCAGGGGACGATGACCAAGCCATTCACCGATGGACCGGCGTTGATGTTAATCGTTTTATCAATGCGACAGACAACAAGACAATCCTTTCACAGTCGTACCGGTTGCCTCGGGCCGTTTGGTCTTTGTCTCAGCAGATTGTAAAGCGGATCGACAACCGGATTGAGAAAGAGTTTCTACCCATGGAGGAAGAAGGCTTGGTTGAATACCACCTAAGCCGGCACACAATTCCGTACCACAAGGGTTCGTGGACAATCATGGCTAGGACCAACAGTTTTGTGCGTGAGTTTGCAGAGTCTTTAAGGGAAGACGGATACCTGTACAGTGTTAAGGGTCGGCCTTCGATCAACCCAGATGCAGTAGATGTGATCGTTGCTTGGCGCGATCTGCAAGCAGGTAACCCTCTGTCGTTGCGCCGCGTTAAGAAGATGTATGCGTCTGTACCAAAGCAGGGAGACTATGCTGTTGTAAAGCGGGGCTCTGCTAGATTGTTAGACGCTGCGGACCCAGAAGCGATGTTGGATTACGAAACCTTGGTGCGTGATTATGGAATGATTGCTCCGTTATATACGGATGCGATGGATGTGGCACGGTTTGGTAAGGAACAGAAGCTATACGTCCGGTCAATTGAAAGACGAGGGGAAGACATCACCCAACCCCCTCGCCTTAAAGTATCAACTTTTCATGCCATGAAGGGAGGAGAAGACGATAATTGCGTAGTGTACCTAGGGATACCAAGAGTGTGCGCTCAAAGCAAACATCCAGATGACGAACATCGGGCATTCTATGTGGGCATAACACGCGCCCGGAAGGAATTGCACATACTAGATACAGATAAGAGGTATAAGTACCAGCTATGAATAGAGATGATGTAGTAGACAGCGCCTTAGACAAGATCAACGGCGATAGACAGGATGAGTATGGAGATGTGTTGAACTCTTTCACCACTATATCCATTGGATGGGACACAATTGTTAAATCGGCTCTCGGCACTCATGGTTGTATAACCCCGATGCATGTTGGTCTGATGATGGATTGGTTGAAGACGAGCCGGCTGTTGGTGGACATAAACCATACAGATTCGTGGGTCGATAAGGTCGGGTATGCCGCCCTGTCTGCGGAGGTTGCAGATAGATACATGGAGCCGGGAGAGTTGTTGGATATTAGGTGGGGAACCGGGCGAGTTTCCCCCGATGACACGCTTTCTGACGATTGGGTGGACGATTTTGCTGGGCGAGTTTCCCCCGATGTTCCACCAGAAGGAGTGGTGGTGGAGGTAGAGATAGAGGAAGAGCCTCCTGTTTGGGATGGTACAATTCAAGATGTGGAAACAAAGAAATGGGTGAATGAAGCAACGAAGTATGCCAAAGAGTTTGCCGAGCGAGAAAAGAAATACTTGGCTGAAAAAGGTGTTCTTGAAGTTTATAAAGAGCTTTTAAAGATTGCTACGTTGGACGAATTAGATGCCATGGCGAAGTATACTCCTAAACCTAGGCCCATGACCCGCAAGCGTTTAGCCGCATACCTAGAGCCTGGGCTCAATGCTTTGTTCGGTACTGAGTATGAGCCATATGTTGGGACAAAGACATGTCAGAAGATTGATGGTCGCAACGGCAAGCCTTGTGGGCTCCCGTTAGTTGGTAGACAAAAGAAGTTCTGTAGTAAGCACGTTCCAAAGAGTACAAAATTAGCAAGGAAAGCCTATGGCAAGAGATCGAAAAGACAAGTCAACGATCAACTATCTTGATCGGATGGACATTGACCGGTTAGATCCTGATTGGAACATACCAACAGAGTACCCTGATCTAACAGGAT